GCGGCACTCCCGACTTGGTTCAGTACCCTTTGGATTTTAGTCGTCGGATCAATTTTTGGAATTAAGGGTACACAAATCTTTAAAAACGGAGGGAAAAAATAATGCCAAATAGAAGATTTAACACACAAGTAGCTCAACCACTTAAAACAGGTGGCAGAGTTAAAAAAATGGGTGGCGGAATGTCTACTAGAAGAAGAGATATGAAGTCAGGTTATTACCCAGATGATATGGGTATGAAAGGTGGAGCAATGTATAAAAAAGGTGGATCTGTTAAAAAGAAAAAACAGGGCTACAAAGATAGAAAAGATGAATCTATTGCAATGAGAATCAGAAAGAAAAGAACTAAAAAGCAATTAAAAGATTCAAGAGATGAGTCTTATGGTAAGTTTGGTTCTAAAGCTAAAAAATCAGGAAAGATAAATAAGTAATGAGAAAAAACTTAAAAAAAGTCCCTTCTGGTAAAAAAGGAAAGGGTCTAAAAAAACTTCCTAAACAAGTCCGAAACAAAATGGGCTTTATGAAAAAAGGTGGCAAAGTTAAGTAATGGCTAAACTATGTCCAGCCGGTAAAGCTGCTGCAAAGAAAAAATTTGCAGTTTACCCGAGCGCGTATGCAAATATTTGGGCATCCAAATATTGCAAAGGCAAAGTAGGTAGAAAGAAAAAAGCTGACGGCGGATCTATAAATAAAATTTCACAATCTAGAAAAGCAGTATCGAGTTATGCACAAGGTGGTATTGCTAAAGGTTGTGGAGGCATTATGAAAAACAGACGTAAAGTAACTAAAGTTGTTTAATGAGTGGTTTAAAAAAATGGTTAGACGACAAGTGGGTCGATATTGGGGCTCCGAAGAAAAACGGGAAGTATCAACCTTGCGGGAGAAGCAAAGGCTCAAAGAGAGCTTATCCGAAATGCGTACCCCTTGCAAAAGCCACACGAATGACAAAGTCGCAAAAGGCGAGTGCTGTCAAACGAAAACGAGCGGTATCTAATAAAGGACCTAAACCAACTAATGTTGCAACATTCGCTAAAAAGAAAGATGGCGGTATGATAAAACAAGCTCAAAGAAATTACGATGGTAGTTATATTTCTGGAAGTTTAGGTGGTGTTGAAGTTTCAAATCCAAGTTTAAGAAAATATTATAAGGGGATGTTGTAATGAGAAAACAAGACAATATGCCTGCAAGAAATAAAAAAAACTTTAGATCTACAAAGTCTGGAGCAGGTATGACACGAGCCGGTGTCGCTGCCTATAGAAGAAAAAATCCCGGTTCAAAATTAAAAACAGCTGTGACTGGTAAAGTTAAAAAAGGGTCCGCTGCCGCTAAAAGGCGAAAATCATACTGCGCAAGAAGTGCAGGTCAAATGAAAAAATTTCCTAAAGCTGCGGCCAATCCAAATTCGAGACTTCGACAGGCACGTAGAAGATGGAAATGCTAGATAGATTAATTTACAGATTCTGTGGTTTTTTAGACGATGCTATTGCATTTGTTGAAACCTATGTTATTAAAATGACTGAATGGTGTTGGCAATCAAGAGTTAAACTTTTAAATAAAAAAAGAAAAAGAAAAAAATGAGAACAGCTATAATAGATGCATTAGAAGCTAGGTATGAAGCTCAAATTCTTGAAGCAGACGCTACACTTAAAATTTATTTAGAAAATTCTGTAGGTATTGGAGAACACCCACAACACATAGATGAAATAGATAAATTAATAGAAAAAATTGCAGCAGCTGAAGAGAAAATAAAAGTGTTGCAACAATTCAAACTATAAGGAGAGAAGATGGAAGACTTAATGTTAATAGATAAACTTAAAAAAAGAATCAACGCTACTGTTCAACAAATTGGAGATTCGATGATGAGTGGTGGGGTTGACAGTATGGAAAAATATAAGTATATGCTTGGACAGGCACACGCCTATCAATTAATTATACAGGAAATCTCTAACCTGCTAGAACCAAAGGAGCAAAAAAATGAGCAAGGAAACGTTATCGACCTCGGAAAAGGAAGTACCAAAAATTAAACTTGGACTTCAAGATAAATACGACGCAGAAAAAAAAGAAGAGCCTCACGCAAAAAGATTAGATCCAGATAATATAGACACGGTTGGTGAATTACCTGAACCGGTTGGATACAGAATTTTAGTTTTACCTTTTACACCAAAAGAAAAAACTAAAGGTGGAATTTTATTCTCTCAAGAACAATTAGACAAAGCAAGAATCGCAACTACTTGTGGTTATGTTTTAAAAATGGGAGATCTTGCATACGCGGATAAAGAAAAATTTAATAAGCCGTGGTGCAAAGTAGGAGATTGGGTAATGTTTGCCAGATACGCTGGTTCACGTTTACCGATTGAAGGTGGAGAAGTGCGAATACTAAACGATGATGAAGTGTTAGGGACCATAAAAGATCCTGAATCAGTTCTTCATTACATTTAACAACATAGGAAGGAAACTATGCCAACAGAGAACGAAAACAAAGTAGAAAGTCTTATTGACGTCGGCGAAGCAGAAGGAGCTGAAATTAATTTAGACCAAAAAGGTGAACCTGAAAAAGTTGAAGCACCCACTGAAGAGAAAATAGAAATAGAGCAAGTCCCTCAAGATAAAACTTATGAAAATGAGAGAGAGACTAAACTTGAAAAAAAAGAAGATAAAGACGAAGTAAAAGAATATAGCGAAGGCGTTCAAAAACGTATTGCTAAACTTACTCGTAAAATGCGAGAAGCTGAAAGACAAAAAGAAGAAGCTATTGCTTTTGCAGAAGCAACTAACAGACAAAAGAGTGATCTAGAAGGAAGACTATCTAAATTAGATAAATCTTATACTTCAGAATTTGAGACAAGAGTTAAAACAAATATGGCAGCAGCAAGACAAGCTCTTAAAACTGCTATTGAGTCTCAAGATGTTGAAGGACAGATTGCAGCTCAAGAACAAATTGCAAATCTAACTATGGATGGTGCTAGATTAAATGCGATGAAAGCCGCTGAAGCAGCTAAATCACAGCAAAAAGAGGTTAATGTAACACCTCAACAAACAAGAGCACCTGCTCAATCTGACCCTATGGCAGAAGCCTGGGCATCAGAAAATGCTTGGTTTGGTAATGATTCAGCTATGACTTACACAGCTTTTGATATACACAAACAATTAGTAGAAAAAGAAGGTTTTGATCCAAAAACTAAAGAATATTATGATGAAGTTGACGCTAGAATTAGGGTTGAGTTTCCGCATAAATTTGATAAAGTAGATGGCAATACTACAGAAAGAGCCAAACCGGTTCAGAATGTAGCTTCAGCTAAACGTTCAGCTTCAACAGGACGCAAAAATAAAACTGTGAGACTCACGCCATCACAGGTAGCAATTGCTAAAAGATTAGGTGTGCCACTAGAAGAATATGCGAAACAATTAAATATCACGGAAGGAGTATAGGCATATGGAAAACGAAAAAATAAAAACTTCACGTGCGAGTCAAACTAGAGACAAAATAGAAGTCAAAAAAGTATGGACTCCACCCAACTCACTTGATGCACCACCAGCGCCAACTGGATACAGACATCAATGGATACGTGCCGAAATACTCGGCGCATCAGATGCTAAAAATGTAGCATCATCTTTGAGAGAAGGATGGGAATTGGTGAGAGCCGATCAATATCCTGACTCACAATATCCAGAGATGACAGAAGGCAGATACGCTGGAGTTATTGGAGTGGGAGGCCTATTGCTGGCTAGGATACCCGAAGAGATTGCGCTTCAAATAGACGAGTACTATAAAAAACAGAACGAAGCTAAAGAAGAAGCAGTAGAGAACAATCTTATGAAGGAACAGCACCCAAGTATGAAATTCAGTAATGAATCTAATACTCGTGTAACCTTCGGTGGTACAAAGAAAAGCTAATTATTTAGTAATTCCTACCCAACGAATAATATAAACCGTACCGGAGGCCTTTCGAGGCAGGTACATAAAAAGGAAAACAACTATGGCAAACCAAACAGAAGGTTTTGGATTTAGACAAGCCCCTACATTAGGATCAACTCCTGCTACAGGCGGTCAAGCTGAATACAAAATCAAATCAGGTTTGGGTGTTGGAATATTCCAAAACGACCCCGTTTCACCACAGCACACTGCTGGTGATGACGGATATCTTCAAGATACTACAGCCGCTACAATGGATGATGGTATCACTGGAGGAACAGGTTGGGCGAATACTACATCTAACATCCAAAAACTAATCGGTGTTTTCAACGGAGCTTTTTACATAAACGCTTCTACGAAAAAACCAACGTTCGCAAACCACGTTTTAGCTAGTACTACGTTCGCTACGGACTACAATACTGGATCTAACGATGGAATCGGTTTCGTAAACGATAATCCAATGCAGGAATATACTGTAAAAGCTGATGCTGCGGTAACGCAAGCAATGCTTCTTTCAACAGATACATTCAACTCAACTGCAGGAGCAACTGGCGCATCTGGTACAGATCAGTACGAAGGACAATCTTTAGTTAAACTAAATATTGCTTCTGAAGCTGCAAATACTGGTGCTTTCAGAATCGTAAGAACTGCGAATGATCCAGCAAACAACGACAACACATTGGCAAACTCTAACGTAATCGTTCAGATGTTCCCTGCTTCTGCTGTCGGTAACTAGTCATAATAGGAGTATAAAACAATGGCAATATCAAGAGCACAACTAGTTAAAGAACTAGAGCCAGGTTTGAATGCACTATTCGGCTTGGAATACAAACAATGCGGCGAGCAGTGGACTGAAATTTTCGACACTGAATCATCAGACAGAGCTTTCGAAGAGGAAGTAATGTTAGCTGGTTTCGCAAACGCAGCAGTTAAAGCTGAAGGCCAAGGCGTTCAGTTCGACCAAGCGCAAGAAACTTTCACAGCTCGTTACACTAACGAAACGATTGCATTAGCATTCGCTATTACAGAAGAAGCTATCGAAGATAACTTGTATGACAGACTTGCGTCTAGATATACAAAAGCTTTAGCAAGATCTATGGCGTCTACTAAAAATATCAAAGGTGCAGCGGTACTTAACAATGCATTTGACAGTAACTTTGCTGGTGGAGATGGTAAGGAGCTTTGTGCTACTGACCACCCTACATTAGCAGGTGACTTGGCAAATGAATTAGCAACACCAGCTGAACTTAATGAAACTTCATTAGAACAGTCGTTGATTGACATCGCGGCTTTCACTGATGAAAGAGGCCTAAAAATTGCGGCGCAAGGAGTTAAATTAGTAATTCCTTCAGCTCTTCAATTTACTGCTGACAGACTTATGAATTCTGCAGGCAGAACAGGTACAGCTGATAACGACATTAACGCAATCAGAAATATGGGAATGATCTCTGGTGGTTACACAGTAAATAATTACTTAACTGCTAATAAGAAATTCTTCATTAAAACTGATGTGCCTAATGGTCTGAAGCATTTCAATAGATCACCTATCAAAACTTCAATGGAAGGTGACTTTGATACAGGCAACGTTAGATACAAAGCGAGAGAAAGATATGTATTTGGATTCTCTGATCCAAGAGGTATCTTTGGTTCAAACGCAACGTAATCAATAAAATATTTAGGGGCCGATCACAATTCGGCCCCTTTTTTTATATAAGGTGTAAAAATGAAGAAATTCCTAGTAAATATATGGGCTTATGATTACCACGGCAAGTTTGAAGTGGAATCACAAGACAATCCAACCTCAATGGAAAACGCAATAGTTGACAAACTAGGAGAAAATGATATAAAATGGGAATATCTTGGATCATCTTATGATGACCGAGTAAACAGAATAACCTATGAGGAGGTTACTTATGATACAAGACCTATACAAACAAAAAAGGTCCTTGGAGTTGAAGTGGGAACAGGAGCATCTATCTAACAATAGATACACTCTTGAGATGGTGAGAATTGATGATAAAGTAAAAGAAATCATCACTAAAATTAAGTTAGAAGAAGCAGCCATTGCTCACAGACAGAACGCTGTTGAAGGTTCTGCTCCACAAGTTTCAGTAGCTACTTAATAAAAAAGCTACATCGTTGAAAAATCGTTTCACATTACAGGCTCTCTTGCGCTCTACTAAAAACTAGTATATATTCTAACCACTATACATTAAATAAATGATGAATGCTGACGCGTATAGTCGACAACCCTAGGGACAGTATTCAGATATCTAGGAGGATATTAATATGGCAAATACTACTTTTTCGGGACCGATAAGAGCGGGAACGATTTCAAACACTACAGGTACAACACTTGGCGATAACGTTGCAAACGTTGGTCAAGTTGTTATGTGTCAATCACAAGCAGTG